TACTCCTTGTGCAATATTATTTGAAATTTTAGCCGTTGTATAAGTCCAACCAAATCCATAATCCTTAATATCCCATACAACATTTCCAGCTAATAAACCACCAGTCCACGATGATACTGCCGTTGCATCATCTATATTGTGATTATATGCTGACCAATCAATATCATTCATCATATCCTCACCCCATATGGTCAACAAATTTTTGGACTGCCCATAGAAACATATGTTGTAAGTTCTTGGAACTCCATCCGTATAATCAACGGATAATAATTCTATGATGCCAAAGAATACGGGCAATGAGTCAATCTCAATGTTAGCTAATAACTTGAATGCTGGACTCCATCCACTTGCATTTAGTGCGATATTCTCTTCAAAATAATTATAGAATATACCGTTGTTAATATCGGTAGCTGGGATTTGAAACGATTGAGTAAAATCAGTAAATACCGTATTTAAAGCAGTAAAATCTTTTATCTGCCTTGTTAGGCTGATAGTCTCATCTTGGAATAAATCTGCGGTAACACCCGATATTGATAGGCTAAATCTCATCGAACAATCTTGTTAATTAATGGCTGAGAATATTCTAACTGCATCGTATATTGTATCAATTTTATATTGGTGGCTTTCTTAACCTCCACTTGGGAATCTATTACATTGGCTGCATAGTAATCCGTTCCATCACAAATGAGTATTGCCTCAGAGGATGTAAACTGCACCATTGATTCAACTGCCGATTCAGGTATCCAATTTGTGTTGACATTTAATGTCTTTTTTGTATTGATGTTAAAGTTCTTCTTCTGCCTCATGCCATATGTCCATTGTGTAGTCATATTTGCACCTACAAATAATGCACTTTCATAATTCTCTTTGGTAACTGATACATTAGCTTGGCTCACTCCATTCCATGTCATCCCTTCCCATACTCCATACTTGTTTAAGAATAAAGTAGTGGTATTGCCATATTTATTTGGACATTCAAATGTGATTGGAATAACAACATTGCCACTTGCAGCAACAAATGTTATTTGGGTATTTGTTCCCCATAATAAAGCTAAATTCAATGCTTCCCTAAGTTCAATTCCTTGAATGGATAGACTGCTTGTTGTTCCAGCAGTTGGATAATAAGTTGCTGCTCCTATTTGAATGCTTGTAACTACTGATGCATCATACCATAAATAATCCATAGTGCAATCAGTATTCAATAGTATGGATGTTCTATCCGTATAAACTTTATTTGTATATGCGGCATCTATTCCATCTATCGTATAACTATATCCCCTTGTAACTAATATTCGATTAGAGTCTACTATTGCACTTATAGGACTTGCTCCACTTGCAGTATTATATCCTGATGTTTTTATCAGCACCCAATATGCTCCAGTTCCAATAGTTGGCTGAAGTGTTCCAAATACAAATGCGTTCAAGGAAATATATTGAGTTACTATTCTATGAATATCTATGTAGGCTCTACTTGATGCATAGGTATCAGGCAATTTTGTTAGCGTTGCAATTGGAGTAGCTGGAGTAGTTGTGCTTCCACTCCATACATAGATATCAAAATTGTAATAGAATCCAGCAGTACCTGAGTTGGCTGCATCGCTTACTTGATATATCAATGGACTATTTGCTCCTAATCTTCCACTCGGTTGTTGGTTGTATGTTATTGCCATTAGATAATATTTAAAATGTCTTTTTTAATTGCCTTGGTCAATGCACCTTGATATCGTTTAAGGACATCCTTTCTTGCTGGTTCTACAAAATCAAAACCCTCGATGCCAAAGTATTTAATCTTTCTATTCATTAGAAAACCCATTGTCTCTCTGCTCATTGATTTAAACTGCCCCGTTTCCGATTGCCTTGGTTTTATTTTCTTGTCCTTAATCCATTGTTGCATGGCTTTAATCGGAATACCCTTTCCTTTCTTTCTCCCGTTAATTACATAATAAGAATATGGCAACATAATAACTTCCCAATCTAAACCTTTGCCTTCTACTCGGACTGAATCTATTAAATTTCCCGATGCCTTGTAGTTACTTGTGTAAGTGCTTTTGGTTATCTTGCTTGGTTTCCATGTCTTACCATCCTTTGTCCATTTAGCCCTGATGCTGACTCTTTTTCTCTTCCTCCTTAGTTGACCTTGAATCTGCAATTTGAATTCAACTGCCATCCTCTCAATCTGCTTTTCAGTATTAGGCATTTTAGCACCAGCCATCAGTAACTATTGGATTAATGATGGTTAGATTAATATCGAGAGTAAATCCACTTAATACTGCATCGAATGAGTCAGCAAATGGATTCATTGTAAAAGGTCTCACAACATTAAGATTAGTATACATAGCCATCTCCTGACTGCGGATAGCCTTCACAAGCCTTACATAGAGTTCTTGAATAATGAATGCATAATTATTGTCTTCGGTATATCCAGCAGATGCAAATACATCTACTAAGTTCTTGCCTTGGAAATCCGTTGAATAGCTTATGTTTTGGTCTCCAAACATAACTTGATACGATAATGTTGTAATGGCTTCATCGACATCAATTCTTACCAAAGTAATATGGAGCAATGGGAATACCGTTACACTCTTAAAATCAAATTCAGTTAAACTGCCATGGGAGTATTGTGCATCTAAACTTGCAGCTATGGTCTTCCAAAAGTAATTCCCAGTACCGATGTGATTTTGGTTTATGTTCATTTTCTATTCCCTTTTTTTATTATTTTGTTTTGGATGCTTTGCCAGTCAATTTTGTAGGCTGAAAACATAAAGGCGGTATGGATAGAGAGTTCTGATACTTTTTCCAAATTAAGGATGTCCCCGTTACAAAGTCCATAAATGAATCCAGCCCATCCCCATTTCTTAGTGAATCCCTCAAAATTGATATCGCTGTTCCCTTCTTCGTTCCCTCCAAAGATTTCAGGATATAACCCAATAATTCTTGTCCGATATTGCAAAAAAAAACATGAGCAGATAGTACTATTCCTACGGGCATATTTTTAAAGTCTGCATTCATTCTACCTGAGTATGGCTCAATGGCATAATGGTTATATGGCTGCTGCTCTACTATTGGACGATAAAGGATTGACATAACTTTCCATAAGTCCTTATTGTCTTTTTCGTAGGATTCAATATCGGCAAACTCGCCAATAGATAACTTATCCAAGTTTGGAATAAATCCGTAGTCAATTCCGTTAAATGTAAAATTAGATGCAAAAGGGACTCTCTCAGCTATTGCAGTATTGATTTGGGATAAGATGCTCTCTTTCTCCTTTTGTTTTAACTTGCGTACTGCCTCTGTGCTTATTTCACAAAATAGTGAGATAGCCATGATTGACAAATCATTGTCATTTGGATTGGTGTCCAAGTATTCAAGGAACTCAGTCCATTGATAAAGTTTGATGTCGTTAATTGATTGTGGAACTGCCATCTTTTAATATAACTTATTTTTGTTTAAATGTTTGGTTTGGCTTATTTGCCATTAAAGATACGATTTTCTTCGCTAATAATGAAATCTCCAACTATCCATGGGTCATTGAAGTTCATATAATTCCTTTTGATTATATGGTTATATTTTTCAAGTAGCAATAGCATTTCAAGTATTCCTAATGGCTTTTTGCTGGAGATGTATTCTAATACATCATTCTGATATGTTATAAGTGTATCTTTCATTTTAATCTATATTGCAAAAACATTCAAATGATGGGTCTTCGTCAAACAATCCTTGCTGGGCTACGGTTTTATCTTTTAACATTTGATAGCTTATTTCTTTTTTAAAAGTGTTATTTGTTTTATTCTCATTATCAATCCACCAATCAAATAATTCAGGTTTTTCGTTTGCAATTATTGCTAATTTCCCTTTACCCTTTAGGAAACATAAATCGCAGTTGCCATATGGTTCTTTGACTTTTAAATCAAATTCTTGCTTTGACCACCATTTTAAAACATCTGCTTTTGTAGTTTGGGATTTTACTAATGGCAATTCTACATCAATAGATATCTTTGCTTCTTTTATTTTTGCCCATCTTCGTGGCTCATCATATCGGATTCCATTGTAATTGGTATATTCTTTAATCCCAATACTTTTTAAATATCGTTTTAAAGTTTTAATCTTTAATTCGGTTGTACAATATCGCATTCTTACATTAGGCAAAAATCCTTTATAATGTTCTATGACCTCTTTAAATGGTCTTCCATCTCGTGATGCAGTTTCATAGTTAACTATTTCAAATTTATTTCCTTTGCGGTATTCAAGCCATAGTATATTAAGATTCCAACGCTTATCGCATTCGTTAATAAAATCTAAGGTTAATGGCATTTCCTTTCCTGTATTTTGAAAGCATACAATATAATCTTTAAGACCTTCATCAATAAGTTTTTTAGTCATATATGCTGATGTCCTACCTCCGCTAAAATTAATTATGTTGGTCATTACTATTCTTCAATTATTTGGTAGAAGTCCTTTACAAATATTCCATCATGGATATCTTGTTTCTCGTAGTCATGGAGCATAAACTCTGCCATGTCTAAATCTAATTCAGAGCATATTACCTCTCCAGTTTCTCGGTTGATTACTTTGTATGTTTTCATATTTTAATTGGTTCTAATAAATTAAATCTAATGTGGTATCTCTCTTTCTGCTCATTTTCTACAATACAAGTTGCGTTATGCTCATATACTATCTTTACCTTATCGCCCTTTTTGCCGTATCGACATGATGGCTTTGATATTGAGAAATGGTCTTTTATAAGTTGATGCGTCATATTTTTTTTATTTAGGCTTAGCACCCGACCCTTGCCGAGTGCCACCCCTTTTTTCTTTTTTCTTCGCCATTATTACATCTCATTAAATCTATCCATTACCTTTAAAAATTCTTTTTGTGCTTTAATAGTTGAATACGCTTCCCACTCTGAATAAGTACCTGACCATTTAAAAGACATTTCACCAAATCCATCATTTCTTTTTCTTATAAGAAATATGTGTTTTTCGCCATTTCTATGAGTAATAACATAACTAACAGCAGCAGAATAAGCAGTTGCACCTGTATTAAAATACTGTTGTTTTGGATTAACTTTCTCTACGTCTAAATTATAAGTAAGGTTTTTAATGCTTTCAATGTACTTTAAAATTGTCATTGGCATTCCTGTTAAAGGGCAATTGTAAAATGAATTTATCGTAACCCACATATCTTGATAATGTGTTTCGATTTTTTCGTGTTTTGGTTTTGATGTGTTAATTAGCATGATTTTTATTTTTAGTGTTGTGTTTAATTGTGTATGCAAATATACAATAGTATTTCATATTTGCAATATAAAATAAAAATAAATTAAAAATAAATAAAAAACCCTATCCACTTCGCAGCAATAGGGTTGTACACGATTAGATAAAAAAGAACTATCTTACTGCATAATGCCCCACATTTGGTCTGCTAAAGGTCATCATACAAGCGTATCTTGATGCATCGATTCCATGGTTAAAGGCATCTATTGGTTTATTTAATACTTTGCCATTCTTGTCCTCGATGTATTTGTAATTTCTAAACTCCTTGATTAAGTTAATGCTTCGGCTTGTTATTACCAATTTATACCTCCTCATTATATCTATGCCCATATTAATGGAATCTGCTCCCTTGATGACTGGACGTACATTAAAGCCCATACGATGAATCTCTTCAATACTCTTAGGCTCACTACTATCTGCCCATATTAAGTCTCTCCTATCAAGTTGTAGGTCCTTTAATCTATTGGCAATATCCTGATTGGTCATACCCGTTTGGAATATTAACTCATCAAGATATATTGTATCTCCCAAATGATACATGGCAATTAATGATGTTGGGTCTTGCGAGTATCCAAAGTCCATTCCATATGCTTTTAATTTTGCCTCATCAGGAATTGAGTTAATAGATGAATGGCTAAATACAAGGCTTCTCGATTGTCCTCTCTCTCCAAGTCCATATATCTTCCAATACTCAGCATCTATTAGTTTTAATCTTTCAATCTCCTTTATGATGTTGTCATCGAGAAATGGATTGTCGTTATATGTGGTTACAAAGAAATCGCAGTCTTCCCTTGGGATTATCTTATCATAAATGAAATGGAACTCATCCGATGGGTTATAGTCAAGTATAGCTTTCTCAGTAGTCCTTAAAATTAGCTGCTGCCAATCTTCATAATATAACTCGTTTGCCTCGTTAATATATAGGATGGCTCTTTTTCTGCCTCGGACTTTTTGTGGTTGGTCCAACGAGATAAATTCAAATAGGTTTCCCTCCAGCTGATATTCTGAATTGGATTTGTTATGGTCATCCTCATTGTAAATTCCATGCTCCTTGAGAATATCAAAGAAATCCCTCATTGATGATGCTCTAAGAGATGGATAGGTTTTTCTGCAAATAGTTATAGTCTTGCCCGTATTGTTGAATGCATAGCCAAATATTAACCACATCAGAATGTTATAAGTTTTCCCAGAGTTATGAGAAATTATATTCTTATCAGTTATTAGATAGCTATGTGTATCTTTTACTTCAATATCATAAATATCCTCTAATGTTTCGTGAAAAATTATTTGCTTTATTTCGCTAATATCTAAACAATGTGCACCCAACTCCTCTTCAACAATATATCCTTTATAGTTGATGTCTTCACACCATACTTTTCTGCCAAATGCTTCATCATTACAATCCTTGGAATATATTCTTTCTTGATTTTCCTTACTATATCCTCGTCCAATTTTGCCATTCCATTCTTTGAGCCATTGTTCATCGCTTGTCTTCCTTGTTGTAACATATGGTCCATGTTCTCTCTGTGAGTTACCCATTCCAAGTTTTCTGCTCGGTTGTCTGCTCGGTTGTTGTTTAGATGATTTACTTGTGGTTTTTGATTGCGATTTTTGACAAAATAAGTTGCTACTAATCTGTGAATTTTTATTGTAGAAGTTTTCCCATTGATTGCAATCATCGTCCTTAAATAACCATTCATATCTAATGCTGGTTTCATTATCCTTACTGCATCCACTCCTTTTTTGTTTTTGTACTTCATTGTCAATATTCTTCCAAGACTTGATATATAATACATCTGATTTGTGCCATCTATCGCTTTCCAACATTCTGTTGGCAATGTCAATTGATTTAACATATCCATTTGAAGTGTATAATTTGTGTTCATCGGTACAAGTAATATTTGTTTCATCTAAAAGAACAAAAGTAATACTTTTTTGGTTATGTTGCCCAACCTTGTATATAAACTTATTAATAACTGGCTTTTTAACAATATTGCATTTTTCATCCATTGACCAAACTATATCTCCTATATTAATATCCTTAATAGGCTTATAATGGTCTATGCAATTAATTAACGTATCGCCAACTAAACAACGAGTGCCTCCTTGCTCAACTATTATCCTCTTATTGGATGTAGCCAAATGCTCAAATACTACATTAGTTCTTATCTTGGTTGCTTCCAATGATTTCTACTTCAAACTTTTTTACCTGATGATTGTTTTCGGATTCAACATATTGCAAACTTAATTTCTTCCTTTCCTCATCATCGCATACTACTTTAAATGCAGATATCTGAAGTGTCGGATTATCTGAGTCTATCCACTTATTAAGGAGAAAATTAACCGTTGTAGATTTATTTAATGCGATTGCCTCTTTTATACTTTCCGATTTTTCTAACTCAAGATTGTAAAATTGTGCAGATTTTAAATCGGGATAAAATGGGAATATGTGTTGAATTCGCATTATCTTATTGTCTTTAATAACCTTGACAATATCTTTTTCGTGTTGTTCTTTATTTTTCATAATATGCTTTGGTCAGGGAACCAATTGTCGTATTCATCCTCTTCCATATGCTGGGAAGAAATCTGTCATCCATTCAGGTATAATTAAAATCTGTTTGCCTATTAAAAAATTTTCATTATCAATTATAAATGGGCAATTTGACATACCTTCAATTTCTGAGGTTTCGGTGTTTTGGAGTAAATATATCATTTCTTTTTTTATTGTGTCAAGTTTGTTAAGTGCTTTGTTTTTAACATATCCATGTGTTGAGATTTGTCTCCATATTCTAAGTGGCATTTTCTGCATAGTGCCATTAGGTTTTCTATTGTGTCATTCTTCTTAGTTCCTCCCATACCTCTTGCCTCTATGTGATGGATATCTACTGCTTTAGTTCCACACATTTCGCATCCAATGAAATCTGATACATCGTAGCTAAAATAATCCATATAGATTTTCGTGTGTCCTTTCATTCTATTTTTCAAATATACAATATTATAACTTAGTATTAAAACATTAAAACGATTTTATAACAATAAATATAAGAAATTGGGGAATCGATGTTTAACCGTCATTTTCGGCATCTTCTCCGTGGGGTAGGACTCATTTTGTCAACTGCTCACGACAGCCCCCAACTTCTCATATTATTGTACGCTATATACTATCCTTCAAATAAATCAGGGTTAGATCCTAACTGGTCCTCCACTAATCGTTCAATTTCTTTTAAGGTTTTATGGTTGTAAATTCCCAACTCAAAACCGTTTATCTTTAATTTATTAATGGTCTTACACCAATACTCTGTAATGGTTGCTTGATTCGGGTCATCGGGATGTGTAGCAGGATTGTCAGTTTCAATTCGTAGCACATCGCAAGATACTTCAATCTTTACTCCTTCACTTTCGCATAATGTTAGTTCTAATGTCTTTTTCATAATTTAATTGTTGGTTCAAAATACGTTGTTCTGATTTTAATAATCAAGTGGTTTAGTTATTTAAAATCATTCTAAATAGATGCATTTATTAATTAATTGACGTTTGTTAAATTTTCTATCCGGGTGAATATTTTTTTGGCCATGTAAGCTAAATTTGATTTTCGTATATAAACGAATTGTAAGCCACTTTTTATAGTTTCCGTTAGTTCGGGTTCATTTTTGATAATAAAATTAAACCTATCCCCATTAGGATTGAAAATTACCATGTATTTACCATTTGAATAGCTGTATTTTAGTTTCCTATCTATTGGAATTTTGTATTTGATGATTTTATTGTAAAGATGGCTCCGCTGGATGCGAATTTCAATAGCAGTTTTAGTGACATTAAAATTATGTTTTTTCAACTTATCTAAAATCCATATTTTTTCTGCTTCGTCTTGAAATATTTTAAAATCTTTAATATCTAGGAGGCATTTTAATTCAAAAATCATCCTATCTTCTTTAAGTTGTTCTGCGTCTGTCATGGTTTTATTCTTTAATTGGTTCGTTTAATAGTCCTGGACCGATTGTTGAATGCTTAATCCAAAATTCATCGCCAATCTTATATCTAATGTTCCCATTTGGATCTATAACCTTAAACAAGGATGATGACTCACTTTGACGTTTCCTCTGAAGCATTACTCCCCCGCTTTGCGTGTTTCTAATTTTCATGATTTTATAATTTTATAAATTTCTTTGTTTGAATTAAAGATGTCCAGGTTAATATATTCTTGCTTCATTTCTTCTGCTTCGTCTTGGGTGAGTCCTGAGCACAATATTATTCCGGTTGTTGTGTTGATTATGTTAAATAATTCTGTTGTCATAGCTTTTCAATTAATTTGTAAATCTTTTTGTATTTTGATACTATAGCCTTATCGCTTATCTTTAATTTTCGGGCGTGTTTTAAGGCTTCCAAACATTCTCCCGCGTGAATCTCCAACGATTCAACTATTAACTTAATTTCTATCTTTGTTAGCATGGCCTTAGACATTAAAAGATTCTTGTAAGGGATATACAACTAATCCATAATTCCATTCTTGAGACGTGTCAAGGTGGTTAATAATCCAGTGCCTTGCATCTTCGTTGTCTGTTGCTCGAAAAGTGTAATATTCTTTTTTGGACTTGGCAAAATATGATTTTTCAATTTCTTCATCTTCCCCGATTTCGTAAAAGTTCGGTGTAAATTCGTGGTTTGCTCGGTCTGTTTCTTCATAACCTCTTAAAAAGTTTTGTGCATTTTTAAGGGTCAAGCCCGATACAATTATGTTTCCGGCTTCTCTGTCTTGAATATTATATGTTTGTTTCATGGTTTTAATTAAAAAAGGCGTTATAAATACGGGTTAATTGCTTGTCGTTCATTCTCTCGAGGTCTAGCATGTTAATGGTTGCATCCTCGGTTGTTTGGTCTGATTCTTTAAAGAAGGTCCCAAACTGATCTAAAATTTCGTTTCTTGTTATCATGATGTAAAACTATCTGCATTCATTATATTGTCGGAAGTTGTCCCGATGTACTTCGCTGCTTCATCTAAAGTATTAAAATAACTATCGTTAAAACTATCTTTGGGAGACACTTTATAAGCTCCGGTATTAATTACTAGAGTTATAACATAGTGGTTATTCTCGTAGATTCTTTTTTTGGTTGGTTTGTATTTTGGTTTCATAATTTTATTTTTTACAAATTTCTTTTAATGTGTTAAGGTCTTTAACTTTCGGAGATTCGCTGTTTTTTGTTGCATCTATTAACGGCATATCGTTTGTAGTTGTGCTCCATTGTTTACCAGTTGCGGGACTTTCATAGACTATTTTATAATGTCCGTATCCTGAAGGAGTGAAGGTAAAATCGTAAATTGATATTTTTGTTTTCATTATTTTTTATTGGTTAAATTTGTTATGTCTTTTAATGTCCCGGTGAAGGTTACTGCTTTACTTAAATATTGGCTTGCTTTGTCATGTGTAAATCGAACGTGAAAAAAATCGGTTGTTACATCTGTTTTGTTGTCCCATCTTTGAACTTGGCATTTTACCGAGTCAATAAAACTTTGGATCTCTTTTTCTATTTCAGTGTTTTTGTCTGCTGAGTCCAAAACAAGTTGTTTGTTTATTTCGGCCATTGCATCACAATAGTTAAACCAATCAAGGATTTTTTTATCGGTGAATACTCCAATATAATTAGGTTCCACAATTCCACTTTCTTTAATCGCAGCATCACGGTTATAGTGTGAAATATTTTGTACTTCTCTATAGTGGGACCAATCAAGATGGAAATCATATTTATTTTGTTTGTTTTTTGTCAGTCTTAATAGGTTTCCCTTGGGACTTAAAAATAATATTCTTGAATGCTCAATATAATAAAGTTCTACTTCATCAGGAGCCATATTTTTATACTGTTTTTTACATTCCCAGAACAAACCATGTTCGTATTTTTTTAATAGCTCAGAAGGCAAATAAAATTCATTGTATACCTTATCTGAATAGTCAAACGTTGATCCGTTTAATACCTGTTTTTGTTTCCATGGTGCTGGTATGTCGTTACACTGGAATAGATTTAGTTCTGCTGTTAATTGTTTTAAATTTTTCATAATTCTATTTGATTAAATTGTTATTTTTAATATCCCTTTGTTTTAATTAATCTTAGCTTGTTTCTCTTCAGAAGGTATATGTTTATACATCCCGTATGTTTTAAATCTTTTAGGGCCTTATATATTCGTTGCATGTGTGGTAATTCAGGATGTGAACTATAAACATGAAACGAGCCTCCGGCTATATCTCTAAAGGCTATATTTGTGCTTTTTTGCCTTGTTGTCAAAATTTGGTTTTTATTAGGTATCATAATTAAATTAGATTAAAGAAAAAAGTATTTTGATTTTTATCTGTGTATAGATCCGTGAAATAAATAAATAATTCCTTTCGGGCCTGTTTAGATAATTTTTTTACTTCAGATTTTACCCAAGAAATATTCCCGTTAAAATAAGATTCTACGATAATTTCAAATTTTTTGTTCATGTTTTTATGTGTTTAATTGTTATACAAATTTATATTAAACTACTGTCTATTAAAAAAGACTTTTGTTATTTATAATCGTTCTAAATATTGTTTTCGTATTCATAGGGCCATTTCCCATCGTGTAAATTTCTAAAATTTTGAACATCCTGGCAATACTTTGCCTGCTCCCTTAAAATACCTTTGTAATAAGGTGCTAAAACTATTTTATTAAGTTCAATTAATTGATGGTACTGGCCCCATTTTAAAAAATAAAGGGCGTTTTCCCTGAAATATATTTTTTGAATAATTGTTAATTTTGAGTTTTTAAAAGCTGTTTTAGTGTATGTCATAATTTTAATTTTTTAAGTAAGTTAATTGAACGAGGCCGTTAGGACAAATTTTAGTATTTATTAAATTGTATCCTTTATTTTCGTACATTGTTTTTTGTCTCTCAGCGCTTTTAATTGCCTGGATGTCGTTGCTGTTGTAAATTATTTGGTATTTCATTGTTGTGAGTAATATATTATTTGAATTGCTTTTAATAGGTCCTTGCCGTTGTTTGCATTGTATACGGTCCTAATTATATTTTTATCTTTGGATCCAAAATAATAAAGGTCTATAGAGTCATGGTAATTAAAACCTATTTGATACTCCTTCCCTTGTTTTAAAAGGATTCTATTTATTTCACTTTTATACTGTGAAACATGCTGTATTATTTCTTTTTTTCTCATTTGAATAAATTTTTAGCTTGGTTTAATAGTTCTTTGTAATATTCTACTTTGTGAGGGGTGAAGTCATAAGCATAATTTAATTTTTGCTCATATTCACCTATTAACCTTTGTTTGGTTGTTTCACGTTCCCGGGCCTTCTGGCCTCGTTTCATTTGTTTTAATATTGTTTCCATTACGATATTTTTATAAATTGTTTTTTTACGTTGTTTAATGTTTCCAGGTTCAGGTTCACAAATTCCTGCGGAGTGTAAAAACCACATTCGTAATTTTTTAATAATTCCTCCATAATTTTAAGGGCCTGAGATTCTACAAAAATTTTCCAATTTTCTTGCAATTCTAGCTGTGTTATTCTATCTTTTTTTGTCATAATTTTAATTTAAAAATCCCATATTATTAATTTGCCTTTTTTTATTTCAGTTGCAAAGTAGGTGCGCCTAAAAAATTGTAGTTGGTCCCGGCGTTGTTTTTCCTCTTCAGTTACTCCAAAACTTACATT